CCGAGGCTATACGCCCGGAGCATTCAAGATGAGGGCTTTGCGTTGACCCTTGTAGTGGGTAATCAGGGGACGACCAGCCATATGCTCTGGCAGACACGCCCACTCATGCTCTGGCAGGTCAACGACCTTGTGCCGTTTGGCGTATTCGCGCAGAACTTCCTGATCGCCGTACCAGACTTTGAATTTATCGGGCAGCGCCAGATACATTTCGGTCAGATCTGCCCACACGCCCCAGTCGGCGGTGATGGTGCAGCAGCCCACATAGGGATACAGCTCGTCCAGCGTCTTACCGGCATATTCCGAAAAGTCTTGGCCGCGCTGGTGGGTGTTAAAGATCGCGTCTCGGTTGAAGGTACGGCGGCACATCGCCACAACGCCCTTCCCCAGCGCGCCCTCAACGTCTATTGGCGCGTTAACGATCATGTCGGTGTCAAGGTAGAGGGCAGGGCTATCAAGCCCCAGATTTGCCCACGCCGCCGTTCTAGCAAGCATCAGGTGACGACGGTCAATGTTCATCACAACGGTGGTCGTGACGCCCGGTATGGTTGGGGTGTGACCGTCTGTGACTTGGATCACCTCCGCGCCCGAGTTGTGGGCATGGATGGACGCAACCATTTTGGTCGGCAGGGCGATGTCGTCGCCAACGTGGAAAAATACAAAGCGCATGGAAGGAATATATGCTGAATTTAAACCGAAAACGACTGTCTAGAGCGATTTGGGATACGCTTTTTGACGGATTAGACGACCTGCCGTGGCAACGCCTTGACGACCTTGAGGCGCTAGACCCCGCTAAACAGACAGGTTCCACCAACAACGCCAGTCTGATAGCCCTGTGGGCAGTTAAACGCTACTTCAAGCCGAAACGCGTGGTGGAAATTGGCACGTATATCGGCAAGTCCACGTTCGTGCTGGGTCGGGGCGATGCCGAGGTGCATACGTGCGACATGACGCACAACTTCAAGCTCCCGATCTACGCGAACGTCACGCAGTACCACAGCAGCAGCACCGAAATGCTTGCCAAACTAAACGGGCAGATAGACCATCTACACATAGACGGTCGGTTACAGCCTGACGATAAAACGCACCTTGAGCGGCTATTCCACCCCGACACGATCATTACCCTTGATGACTTTGAGGGTATAGAGAAAGGCGTCTGGAATGCGATGCAGATAAACCTGTCAAATCGCATCCTCGTATACCCGCCAGAACGACAGTTGACAGAGCGTTTTGCGATGGGAGATGCTACGACTGCAATCATCCTGCCCAACTTGAGGCTAACGCCGCAATGAGCCACAAAGACGCCGCCGAGTTTGTAGGTGTACTGCTCCATAGCAGCACAGCGGCTCATTATCTGCACCTCAACACCGCGAGCTACGCCGCTCATAAAGCACTCGGTCACTACTACGAAAACATCGTGGACTTGGCCGACAAATACGCCGAGGCGTATCAGGGGCATCACGGCATCATCCCGCTGGACGACTACCCAGACGGGTTCAAGGTACAGAAAGACGCTGCTGCCTACGCCGACAGCCTGCTGACGTTTGTAAAGGGCATCCGCACCGACCTGCCCAAAGACACCGACTTGCAGAACATCGTGGATGAGATCGTGGGCGAGATTGCGAGCCTGTCGTATAAGTTGGAGCGTTTTAAATAAATGGCCGCCGACCGCAGCCGCCTTGCTGCCGCACTCGCCCACGAGGAAGAAAAGCGCCGCCGTCTTGCCGCTGCAACCGGCCAGTTAACCGACCGAGATCGCATGGAATTGGCGCTCGCTGACGAACGCAAGCAGCGCCAGATGGCAGGTGAAACCGCCCCGACTCTTGAGGGCGAGGTGCAGCGTTTAACCGGCCTACAACCGAACATGGAACGCAGCAACATTCTGCCGTTCTACAGCCAAGAAACCGGGCTGGTAGCGCCGCAATTCGTGTACGACGCAGCCAAAGCTTTTGTAGCCCCCGGCTATACCGCCCGAGGCGGGCAGGTTGATCCTGCCGAAGCAATGAACGTCGCCGCTAACGTCATGGGCGGCTCTATTGGCGGCTCTGCGCTGGCCCCCGTGGAAGGCGTGATCGCTGGCATGGGCGCATCGCGCAAACCAAGAAAGGTGACTTATGAAAGACGACAAGAAGGCCCATTCCTCCGAATCCGACAGACAGACGCGGGTTCAAGCCAACTTGGCCCGAGCGAACGAAACGCTCGCCCGACTGGAAAAAAAGTACGGGAAAGCCAAGCCGTTGTCGGAGGAAGAACAGGCATGGCGGTGGCGTCACCTGATGCGCCACCGGCGGTTTCTGGACGACGTTTAACACCGGCACAGGTCGCCACTCAATACACCGAAGCTGAATTCGGAACGCCGTACAAACTGCCGAAAAACCCGGCAAGCAGCCTGCAAAAACAAGCGCCCATTGGCCGTATATTTTTGGAAGCGACAAAAGAAACACCGCAATACAAAGCCGCAACGCTCAAATCGTATGAGCGGGTAATGCCAGAGGTATTGGAGCAAGCGAGAGTAAAAAGCTACGACGATTTGTTGGAAAAATCGTATGTGCAGCTCGCAAAGGAGGTCAAATCGCAGTTTGACGCAATGCCAATAGCGATGTCGTACTTCCGAGGCGGTGAAGGCTCGTATAAAAGCAGCAAAGAACTGTTTGAGGACATAGATAAACGCGGGCATATGTTCGTTTATCAGGGCGGTGACCCGCACGATTTCCTCGGCCAAACCGACCCCGATACCGGCCTGTCGTACAACGAAATGTTTAGGGCCGTTCACGACTATTTCGGCCACGCCGTACACCGCAACCAGTTTGGCCCGATTGGCGAAGAAACCGCATGGGCGGCGCACAGCCAAATGTTCAGCCCGCTGGCCCGTATTGCCATGAGCAGCGAAACCCGAGGGCAAAACAGCCTCGTCAATTATTCGCCGCTAAACGCTGAATTAAAGGCAAAAATTTTGCAGTTGGATAGCGAAATTGCAACTGCTCGCCGTTACGGCTACGACGAAACAGAAATTGCAGATTTGACGCGGGATCGGCAAGCGTTGTTCAACGACTTTCAGTATGCCCCTCAAAAGTCGGTGGTGCTGCCTGCTGAAATGCTCCAGATTGACTACATGGGAACTATGCCAGCCGGGTTTGAGGGGCTGATATTGCCCGACCCCGGCACCGCGACATCGCTACCGCTGACGCACTACAGCCAAAGCGCCTCGCTTACGCAGACCGATCCGACCCGATATGGCACCGGCATCAAAGGGCAGGAAGCAGCCCGATTGCGCCAAGCGCCAGATGTGCGCGAGCGCACATATTTCTACACCGGCAAACCCGGATCGGTACGCCCAGAAGCAGGGTTAGGCTCTAACGTCTACACCGCGCAGGGCGAGAACCTCTACAACATGAGGCGTGATCCAGCCAAGCTCGGTGTGCTGGCTGATGTGGTCAATACCACCTCACCACTTGCTCGCATGAACCCCGGCAGCATTGATGATTTCCAACGCGCCAACGACTTTGAGCGTTTGATGCGAACTTATGGCTATAGCGGGTATTTCAGCCCCGAGGCCAAGGTTGCCACCGTGTTTGAACCCATAAATGTGCGACTCGCCAAGGCGTTGAGACGCTGACTCTTTAACTATTGTTTTATTTGTGCATAAATAAGCCATGCCAAGACCTAAAGGATCGCCCAACAAGGCAACCGCAGAGGCCAGAGAGGCAATAGCCCGTCTTGTAGACGGCAATGCTCATCGTCTTAACATCTGGCTAGACGAAATCTACGAGACAAAAGGCGCAGAAGCCGCATGGCGCTGCATGATGGATGTCATTGAGTACCACGTACCCAAGCTCGCTAGACACGAACACACCGGGCAGAACGGCGAGAAGATCAAGATGGAAGTGACATGGATGGCTCCCGAGTAGTCATCCCCTACCGCCCTCGCAAGGCGTTCATGCCGTTCCACAACCGAACGCAGCGGTGGGCTTGCCTAGTCGCCCATCGTCGCGCCGGTAAAACAGTTGCAGCCGTCAACGACATCATCCGAGCCGCCATCACTTATCAAGGGGATCGGGGGCTGTTTGCCTACATCGCCCCTTACCGCTCCCAGAGCAAGGCTGTGGCATGGCAATACTTCCTAGAGTTCGCAGAGCCAATCATCCAAAGCAAGAACGAACAGGAATTGCTCATCACCCTGATGAACGGCAGCCAGATACGTCTTTACGGTGCCGACAACGCTGACGCTATGCGCGGCTTGGGCTTCTCGGGCGTGTACATGGACGAATACGGTGACTTTAAGCCAAGCGTATTCGGGAACGTCATACGCCCTGCCCTGTCAGACAAGCAGGGGTGGGCTGTGTTTGGTGGTACGCCCAAAGGCAAGAACCAGTTTTGGGAGATTTACGAAACCGCCACTCGTATCCCTAGCGAGTGGTTCCTGTTGCGCCTGCCCGCCACATCCAGCGGGATTCTCCCGGCGACAGAACTAGCCGCCGCCAGAGCGCAGTTGGCCGAGGATCAGTATCTACAGGAGTACGAGTGCAGCTTTGAGGCTGCGATCCTCGGTGCTTTTTTCGGCAAGGAAATGCGAGAGGCAGAGCAGCAGGGACGCATCTGCCAAGTGCCGTACGACCCGAATTACCCTGTGTACACCGCGTGGGACTTGGGTTATCGGGACGACACCGCCATTTGGTTCTATCAGTTAGGGCGCGGGGAACTGCGCGTCATAGACTTCCACGCTGTCTCTGGCGCTGACATCTACGACATTGCCGAAACGGTGACGCAGAAGCCGTACCGCTACGCCAAACACTACTTACCGCATGACGCCCGCGCCAAGAGCTTGCAAACGGGCAAGAGCATTATTGAGCAGCTGGCTACGCATCTAGATGTCGCCAAACTCGCTGTCGTTCCCGACATTGGCGTACAGAGCGGCATACAGGCTGTGCGTATGATTCTGCCGCGTGTGTGGTTTGACGCAGAGAAGTGCCGCGAGGGCATTGAGGCGTTGCGTCAGTATCAACGCGAGTACGACGAAGATAAGAAAGCCTATCGTCAGTCACCGCGCCACGATTGGACATCGCACCCTAGTGACGCTTTCCGAATGCTTGCGGTATCATACGCAGAACAGGCTGACAAGACCCCGACCCTTGAGCCTAAACCGCTGATCGTCGGGCCAGAGAACACCGTAACTCTTAACGATATGTGGGCGGTTCATGACCGCCAAGGCTCTCGGAGGGCAAGGATATGACCGCGATTAGTCCGACTCGGAACAATTACGTTGCCATCGCCGCGACGAGCAGCAGCACGTTTGGCACCGTTGGCGCGTACCTGCACAGCGTCGTCGTCAACGTGCAGACCAACACAGAAGCCACCTGCATCGTTAGCGATAACGGCGTCACCCTCGTCAGCATCCCGGCCACGCAGGCCGCTGGCGTGTATGTGATCCCGTTGGAAGTTGGCACCAAGGGCCGCATCACCGCGACCTGCTCGGGCAACTCTAACTGCCGCGTTGTCGGCTTGTTCAGCGATTACGTATGAACCGCAAGCCCGGCCTGTACGCCAACATCCTCGCCAAGCAGGAGCGCATCAAGGCTGGCTCGGGCGAGCGTATGCGTAAGCCCGGTGACCCCGGTGCGCCGACTGCCAAGGCGTTTCGCGAGTCAGCCAAGACGGTTAAGAAGGAAAACAAGTGAGCGCAGCGTGGCAGCGTAAGGCAGGCAAGAACCCAAAAGGCGGTCTAAATGCCGCTGGTCGTGCCTCCTACAAAGCCGAAACGGGTGGCACGTTGAAACCCCCGGTAAAAGCTGGCGACAACCCCCGCCGCGCCTCGTTCCTCGCCCGCATGGGCAATATGCCAGGGCCGATGGAAAAGAACGGCGAGCCTACGCGCTTGGCTCTTGCCCTCAAGGCATGGGGCGCAGGCAGCAAGGCAGAGGCCAAGGCGAAAGCCAAGGCAATCAGCAGTCGTAACGAGAGGAAAGCCTGATGGACGTATTGGTACAGCCGGAACTGAACAAGTACCTCCGCATCATCGGGCAGTACGACAACGAATTTGCCAAGTGGCAGGCGCGTACCAAGAAGATCATCAAGCGTTACCGCGACGATACCCGTGGGCAGACGCTGACCGAATCCGCGAAGTTCAACATCCTCTGGTCAAACGTGCAGACGCTACGCCCTGCCGTGTACGCCAAGCTCCCGAAGGCTGACATTGGCCGCCGCTTTGGCGATAACGACCCCGTGGGGCGCGTGGCAGGACAACTGCTAGAACGCGCCATTGACTTTGAAATTGAGCATTACCCCGATTACCGCTCAACCATGTCTTACTGCGTAGAGGATCGGTTCCTCGGTGGACGCGGCACGGCATGGGTACGGTACGAACCGCACACCGCCCCCATTGGCATTGAGGATGACGGCGTATCGGTTACCGGCAACATTGAGCAGGGCGAGGGCGCACCGCCGCAGATGGAGCGCATAGAGTACGAATGCGCCCCGGTGGATTACGTTCATTGGCGTGACTTTGGTCACAGCACCGCCCGCACATGGGAAGAAGTCGGACAGGTATGGCGCTGGGTTTACATGACCCGCGAGGCGCTCGTAGAGCGTTTTGGCGAGGAAATGGCGGCCAAGATA